GGTTGTTTGCACCAAAGTAACGGCCACTACCCTTTTTTATAGTTTTCCAATCAATAACGGTGTGGTTGATTTTGTCGTATGCGTCCACATGGCCAGGCACTCCATTGGCTTCCACGGCAATTTCTAATTCATACTGAACGCCAAACGGATCTTCACGCCTAATGGCTTCTTCAATTCCTTTGTGAATAAAAGTTCCTAAAATTGCGCCTAGTTTGTCACCAACATTTGTTGGCTCTGTTTGCGCAATGTCATGCCAAAGTCTGCGCTGACACCCACCAATTGCAGATGGCCCTATGGCTGTTTGTTGTGATCTTGCCCTGGCATTGTCATTTGCAACCAGGGTTTTCACAACCATGTTTTGTAGATCAATCACAAATTATCCTCATTCCATTGTTTACCGCGTAAATTTTCCATCATTGTCATGTGATCAATTTCCAACTGCTTGATTTTTTTACTTATTTTGTACAATTTAAATGCCATACGCAACGGATACAACCAGTAGCCGATTAACAAACCAATTAAAAATGCAATCCAAAATGTGATCATGTAAGATCCATGCTTGTGCGGACTGATGTGCCTACTGAACGGGCAATGTCCACCTGCATCTTGAGCCTGTTGGTGTTAGCGCGTGTTGCTAAAACTTTGGCTTGCACAATTGACAAGTCTTTGTGCAATTCCTCATTTTGGATTAACGCCATGTCCTCACGCTCGCCAACTGTGTAATTCTTGCCAGTCGGTGATGATTGAGTTGCAAAAGTCATACGAGATTTAGCCATAGCAATTTCATACTCAGCCTTAATGCTGTGGTAAATCGTCTCAACTTCTACAAGATCTTTGTGCGCTACATCTACTTCTTTAGAAAGGCCGCGTAATTTTTGCTCCACCATTGCAGGCGTAATAATTTCACTCATCATTTTCTTTCACCAAACTAATGTTTGAGTTTTCGCGCTTGTTCTGCAACACGATTACCTTGCCCGCATCTGATGACATGTTAAACGGATCAGGTGTAAGCATAAATCCTGCTCTGTCTAACTTTTCAGCCAACACTTCAGGAAAAATGTCTAACTCTTGGGCTACTGCGCGGATTGCAATTATGTTGAAATGAACTGCAACCAAGAATCCGTTTGATGGTTCAAATTTATTTTCCTTGTTACTCATGATAAAACTTCCAAAGAAACAATAAAACGGCGCAATTCGCTTTCTTTAAAACGGATTGCAGTGCCAATCTTTACGCATTGCAATTTATTTTCTTCCATTAAACGGTAAATTGTTGATTTACTTAAAGAAGTCCTTTCCATAACTTCAGTAATTTTTAATAAACGCTCTCCATTGTTTTGATTATTCATAGCATCATTCCTTCCTCTACTGCGCGCCAAACTATGCAGTCATTGTTGTGGTGGTTTTTTCTTACTGTTCCTGTGTCAATGATGTAGCCATCTTTAACAAGGCTTATGCGTGTAGGGCGCACTGTATTGCCCTCTATTAGTAATGTTTTCTCAATCTCATAATCCGTAGCCCCGCGCAATCCTTGCTTCAAAATGTATTCATACACTTTGCGCTTTAATGATCCAGTTCTAGGCAAAACTTTCTCAGCCGCGGCTATTGATGTGCGCTGAGCGTTGTTTGCAATGATTACGCTGTTATCCATTGATTGCTTCCTTCCGCGCCAAAATGTGATCACGCAAAGTTACGCCGCTAATTACAACATCAAGAAGATCTGCGTTCAATTGCCACGCCGCTTTAAGTTCTTCAAGATCTGATTGCGTTTCAACCAAACTGTAAACTGCAAATGCGCTCGCCTTTTCTTCTTCTGTGTATTCGCGCTTTGCCGCAGGCGCTTTTGCTTGCGGTGCTTCTGTTGTTTTTGTTTGGCGGTTGCGAACTTCTTCAGATGATGCAATGCCTTTCTTTGTGTCCACTGCAAGAGCGGCAACCATTGCGCGCCCCCAGGCGGCTGTTTCAGCGTTTTGTAGTTCAGAGTCACGGGTGAAATTGGTTGGCCCTGGAATTGGCTCGTATGCCCACCCTACGCCTGGCAATGAGTCATCAGGTGATCTGTATGCCGCGGCGCTGTAGACCATGTAACTTTTAATACTGCCATCAGGCATTTTTACTTCAATTACATACGGGTCTTTCCATGACTGTAATGAACCTGTTGGATACTTTTCACGAAACTCAATAATTCTTGTTGCTACATCAATGTAATCTAATGGGCCTTTGTAACTTGCCATTTCTAACCTTCCTGTTAGGGGCTAACTAGCCCGTGTAAGGACAATTGAAGCGTATGACACCGACAAACACAAGAACCCGTAATTTATCGGCGTGGCGCGGCGGTAATGGCATACTTATAACCAGGGGGAAATAATGGCTTATTCACAAATCTCAATCCGCTTAGGCGGTCTTATGGTTGAACTGGGAACAGAAGCAACTTATCCCGACATGGTTAGTGATTTAACAGGGCGTTGTTTATCTACTTTTAAAGACGCAATGGACAAAGCCGTAGAAGCGGGCGTTGATGTTTCTGACATGCGCCTAATTACATCTGATTATTCAGATGATGATGAAGATTAGTCCAACCAAACTTGATATTGGGCTGTTGTTCTGCCCTTAATTGGATCTACAAAATGCAAACGCTGTGACGGTTTGCCACTAGCGGCCATTGAGTCACGCGCATAACGGTTATCTGACTCTGTTGATCCTGTCCAATAAATGTTGTAATGCTTTTGGATTGGCTCTTGTGCATGTCGGTGGTAATGACCTAGAAAAATGTCGTGAAAATCGTAATCATGTGCGCCCGCTTTCCAACGGTTAGCGCCTGCAATCCATGCCGCAGGGCTTGCAAATCCTGAGCGGCCCAATTCATCACCATGCATGAGCAGGGCGCGATAGTTACCAATTTCAACTTCTTGAATATCTTCAGGACAATCTTCCCAGGTTAAACGCTTTTCTCCGGCAAGAATTTGGCGGCTCATTTCATAAACCATGCGATCTACATTGTCAGATTTAGGTACTTCTGCGCGCTTGCCACCAATGCGCCCATGATTTCCCCACTCAGCAATTACTGTGACCTTTTCAAAATTGGCTAACATCTCGCGCACAAAGTCCACGCAAAGCCTTGAAACTGTTGTGAACTGTCCAAACAATGAAGCGTCTATTTGCCATAGTTGTGCAGGATAATTAAACAAACCTTCAACCATGTCACCGCCAAACATCACTACACACTCTTTTACAGGGTGATGGTGGCGTTGCAAATCCGTAAGGTGTACAACTTTTTCAGAAAACTGCATTACGCGCTCACGCATAATTTCACTGTTGTAACTGGTTGTAACTTTTGCGCCTTGCCAATCCGTTGTGTGGATCAAAGCCACTTCCGCATTTATTTTGCGTGTGTCTTTTTGTGGCGCAGAAACAGGTGGAACTGCACCCAACGCAATCATTGCGTCATAAGCACCGCGGTGTGTTGCCTCTACTAAATCTTCACTGCGTTCTTTAGATTGTTTGAGTTGTTTTTGTAATCGCAAAATTACCTGGCGTAGTTCTTTAACATCTTGCGACTCTATGCCTTCAGGCATATCTTGTAATCTTTTTTCAAGGCTCATTTGTAAACACAATCTCTTTGCCGTGGTGTGTATAGCCTTCTTTGTCTATCCAACTATCTTCATGTTCTAAATTTGCAGTAATCCGCACTGATTTTGCCGCATCAAACATCAACGCAACAATGGCGGGATCAATGTCCTCTATGTCTAAAAGCGCACCCCACATGCGGCCTATGGCTGTGAAGTTTTTGCGAGCGCTTCCATACTCATGTTGGCGATCATCAAGAACTTCTTCTACTCTTTTGGACACCTGCAAGTTCCGCTTCTATGAAGTCTGATTGTGTCAGCACTGCATTTGTGGCCATCTGACCGCAATGCCTGAACAATTAAACTGACTGGATAACCTTTTGCCCACGCTTCATCTAATGTTTTTTTATCATTTGCCGTTAGATTGTCGTACATTTCTTGATAAGTACAAACGCCACCTACACGCCTAATGTTTCGTTTGCTTAAAATTTCAACAAACGCGTTTTCTAATGCCATGTTTGCCTCCTTGAGTAAAGCGTACCGCAAAGTAAAAAGCCCCGCGTTAGCGGGGCCGTTTACTATTTCGTTTTCTTTTTGGCGGCCGGCTTTTTGCTTGCCTTTGCCAACTTGTCAATCTCTGCCGTTACTACATCTGCAACCAATCCAAATGCAGGGTCTTTTTTGTCAATGCCACGGATTGCAGGGCCAACAACTGCCGCCGCAGTAGCAAATGCAAGTGCCTTAATGTCAGTTACTCCTGCGGCATAAAGCGCAACGGCGGTAACTGCAAAGTGGCGAATTGCTGATTTCAACATGTCTAGGTGCTTCTGTTCCATTGTTACTCCTTTGGGCGGGCTACCGCCATGATTGTTTTATAGTCACGCCTCTTGAGGTAAA